TATTTCACTGGTAAAACAGCAATCAAAGAGGTTTAACAATGCCAAGAAAACCGGGACCAAAAAGCGGTCCTGCCAAAGGGGAAGGTGGTAGACCAAAGAAACCCATAGATTGGGTAGAGGCAGAACGACTCGCACTAATGCAGTGTACTCAGAAGGAAATAGCTTCGTGGTATCACGTTTCACATGATACTTTAGTTGACAGATATGAGAAGGAATTCGGGGAAACTTTCTCCACTTGGTACGAAAAGCATAGTGCCAACGGTAAAAGTTCCCTACGTCGCAGGATGTACAAAGCTGCGATGGATGGCAACGTAACGATGATGATATGGCTATCAAAACAAATGCTCGGTATGCGAGACAGAGTTGATGAGGTAACGGATCAAAAACCTGTTATAATACGTAATAAAGACGGCTCCTCTGTCACACTTGGAACAACAAAGATAGACTTCAAGAAGGGTAACAAAGATGACTAACGCATCTATTAACGACAAAATAATGAATTCCTACTACGAGACTACTCCAGACGGGGAGCTACAATTTACACAGCGAGTAGGCTTTGGTGATAGTGCTCAAACTGACTCATTCGGAAGGGTGAGAGTATCACTTCCCAACGTGGTCTATGACAACTATGAGATCCAAGGCAAGAAAACAATAGTCTGGAACGAACTAGCTGTAGGTGCCGCAACTGCTACCCATGTAGCCAATCAGTCAAGTGTGGCGTTTGCTACATCAGCAGCTAACGGTGATAAATTCACACGATCAAGTAAGAAGCTGACTCTCTATACTCCCGGCACTTCTATCCTATGCTTCATGACTGGGGTGTTCGGAGTAGGTGCAGTGGGATCATCACAGCGCATCGGGATATTCAACTCAACTAACGGAGTATTCTTTGAGCAAAAAGATGGTGTCATGGGTGTAGTAATACGCTCAAATACATCAGGCACACCCGTGAACAATCGAGTAGCACGGGCTGATTGGAACATGGATAAGATGGACGGAACTGGAGCCTCAGGAGTCACCCTTGATTTCAGTAAAACACAGATCATGGTCATGGACCTTGAGTGGCTCGGTGTGGGACGGGTACGGTGTGGCTTTGTGCATCGTGGTAGGTTTTACATCTCCCATGAGTTCTATCACAACAACGAGCTCACTACGGTCTACATGAAGTCTGCTATCTTACCTATTACCTATGAGGTACAGAACACAGCAGCATCGACAGCACTATCAGACTTCAGACAGATATGCTCATCAGTGATCGTGGAAGGTCAAGAGACTGTAAGCAAGATCCCACGGGCAGTGAGTAACGGTATCACAGCAAGAGCAACGACAACCACAACTGGTGTGCCGTTGATCTCATTGATGCTACAAACATCAGTAGTAGGTCAAACAATGCTTCGTCCGAGCTCCACAGATGTTATGGCTCTAGGTAACAGGGATCATCTATTTGAACTGCACTACGGTGGTACTCTTGAGTCAGCATCATGGGCCAACGTGCCAGGATTTGGAATGGTAGATAGAGCAGCAACTCATATAACAGGATCAACTGTCATTTCTTCGATCTATACAGCATCAACAGTCAGGTCGGACCTTGTAGACATATTCAAAGATTTACTATGGCTATCAGGTGATTTACTCGGCAACGGTGATGCCTTTTCAGTGGTAGCAAGATCAATAGGCGGTGGTGGAAGTGCACTGGCATCGATAAACTACGAAGAATTCGGTTAACAATTAAACATGAAAGGAGTATAAAATGGCTTGCAAAGGCGGAAAACCAAAAAGTCCAAAACCAAAGAAGTGAGATAGTCAATGAAGGTGATTGCAGACTTGTCGTGTAACTGGGATACCCTTGATGATATCCTCGATATGATCGAGCGTGTAGCTTGTGACATTATCAAGCTGCAATACTATTCAAACTTTGATCTATATGGTACGGGAGCAAGGGAAACTAAACTCAACATAGCGTGGATGCCAGAGATCAAGCGAGTCTGTGACGCCAATCACAAAGACTTAATGTGCACAGTGTTCAATACTGATGATGTAGACATGGTAAATCCATGGGTAGCAGCACACAAGATCGCTTCAAGTGAGATCACCGATCTATACCTGATCCAAGAGATTAATAAGTGCCTTAAGCCTGTTTATTTATCAACTGGTGGTGCTTCTCACGAGCAAATCGATACGGCTCTGGCTCTACTCAATGACTGTGATGTAACTTTACTCGCTTGTGATGTCGAGTATCCATCAAGAAGACATGCGATAGGTAACATGTATCGACTTCAATCAGAGTATGGAGATTTTATTGAAAAGGTAGGGTACTCCGATCATTCTGCTGATATCTGCACGTTTCCGCATTTGGTAAAGACAAACGGTGGGACAGTGCTTGAAAAGCATGTAAAACCTAATGCCACAAACCCCAACTATGAGAATCATGCACTGACAGTTGATGAATTCAACGAGATGATAAACCGACTCGCAGGAGTATCGTACATGACTCCTATGAATCCTCATCAAAGGGTATTCAATAAAGAGTTAAAACGATGGGTGAGGCCGATTGTCTAATCTAGTCTTTGAACCGCACAGCGATAAACAGACTGACTTCATATTTAGTCAGAAGAATATCTCTATTGCTGCGACAGGAATTCAGTGGGGCAAGTCAAGTGCAGGAGTTATGCGCCTTAAGATTGCGATGCACGAATTCACACACCCCACTGATAACTTCATTGTCACAAGTCCCACTTATAAGATCCTCTATCAATCAACTCTCCCAGTATTCAACTACTGGAATAAGGGACTGGGTACCTATGACAAGAAGAATGAGTGCTTTAATATTCGGGGTGGTGGGACTGTGTGGTTTCGAACAGGAGTTGATCCTGACTCTGTGGTGGGTATCACGAATGTAAGACATATCCTCTGCGATGAGGCTGGTCTCTACTCTCTTTACTTTTGGGAGAACATCCAAGCACGAGCCTCTTTTAAGGAAGCACATATCGATATCGTGACTTCACCCTACTCGCTCAACTGGCTCTATCGTGACTACATCAGGAAGCACCGGGCAGGAGATGAGTACACACGTGAGCAGGTTCACCTCTGCCAAGCCAAATCCTGCGACAATCCCTATTTCCCTATGGCTGAATATGACAAGAAGCGCAGGACCATGGAGCCTCGTCGCTTCAATATGATGTATGGAGGTAACTTTGATAAGGCTCAAGGACTTGTGTATGGCTGCTTTGATAGCAGTAAACATTGGATTGATCCTATTAATCTGCCAGAGGGTACTCGTTATGTGGCCAGTATCGACTGGGGTTACACACACCCTTTTGTTATCTTGGTTCGGGCCATAACTCCACTTGGGATGCACTATCAAGTAGCAGAATTCTACCAAACGCAGCTCATGCTCAATGAAAAGATTGATGCTGCTCATCGTATGCGTACGATGTACCCAATCGAGAAGTTTTATGCCGATCCTGCAAACCCTGATGACATTGCTTCATTCAACCAGGCTGGACTTAGGGTAGTGCCAGCTAACAATGACATCAAAAAAGGTATCGAGGCACATTGGGAGCTCGTCAACTCAGGATGCTTCGCTATGTTCAAAGGGAACAACTTCCATACTGCTGATGAGTTTGAGATGTATCATTACCCTGAGGCCAAGGATTTGAAGCCGGATCAAGGTGAATATAGTCTCTCGGAGTTGCCAGTTGACAAAGATAATCACTGCATGGATTGCCTCAGGTATGCCACAATTGCCACATTTACTACTAGCAAAAAACCAAATAAAATAATAACATCAGAAAATCAAAATATTGTCCCATCGCGGATCAGTTCAGACTACGACTTAAATAGAGATAAACTCCTAAAACGGAAAAAATCACACAGTCGTATACTATAGGTCTGCTCTCAATGCCAATTTATGATTATAAATGCAAATCATGCCAAGACGTGTTTGATGTCTACAAAACCATTGCCGATGCTGATATAATCGAGACATGTCCACACTGTTCTGCTGCTTGCGATAAGACTCATAGGATTATCAG